TCAACCCTAGCGGCTTCAACCCTAGCGGCTTCTACTCTTACGGCTTCAACCCTTGCCGCCTCAACCCTAATCACTTCTACCCTAACCGCTTCGACCCTAACCGCCTCAACTCTTGCCGCTTCTACTATTGCGGCAGCAATTCCTGCTGGCGACCTTGCGTATTCTTCAGCGGCGAGTTGTGCTTGCCTTCTACGTTCTTCTGCTGCGGCTGCGGCTACTCTTTCTTTTTCTACTCTGGTTGCTTCAATACCCGCGGGGCTTGCTAACCAAGCGGCGTGTGCCGCGTCTGCTATCACTTTATCGGCTACCACTTTTGCGGCTGCTGCTACCACTACGTCTATCGCGGTCTGAACTACAGCAAGACGGGACTGGAGTGCGGTCTTAACACTTCCACTCGGAAGTGCGGTAACTAGAGAACTTGCTGCATCATGATTGGCTTGGGTTTGAGAGGATTCTGCTGTAACAACCGAAGCGGTTGCTGCGGCATCTATCGCTATTTGAGGGTCTACTGTTGCGGTTATGGATAGGGCGCTTGTAGTAAACATAGTTCCATAACAACCAGCCCAACCAACAGAATCTTTTCCTGAGATTGTAACCGTCACGCCCTCATTCTGGCCTGTAGTCGTTAGCGATAAACTTGCTGACACCATACTGAGCGTAGACACAAAAATACCTGTATCTTTATTTTCGTTTGAATCGGCAAGAGTTACTCTTGCTGTAGCACCCGAGGCATCCGAGCGGTTGGCTGAAGACCAACTAAATGAAACAGTAGAAGGTACAGAGACTATTATTTGTTGGCTTACAGTCGATTGAACATAAGAAAAGGATAACTGGTTGACAGTCCATGTGCCTATATTTGGCTGACCGCTAGTACAGGCAGCGTTGCCTTCCCCGCTAAAACGCGCACCAGACCAGCCAGCACCTGAAGAACTAAAAGAGCCATTGATTAGGGTGTCATTGGTGGATGCAGTAGCATCACCAGATAGTGAAGGAATTAAAAGACTAAATGATAAGAGAATCAGTACTGCAAATAAACGCGGTAATTTCATTAATTCCCCTCGGAATATTTGCAAATTGTTACTTGATTATATTGGTTTCCAGTTTCTTTTAATGGTTAATCTAGATGAACTTTCTTGAGAGTTAGTTGACTCTCCTTGTACTCCCTTACCATTACCACGCCATGTAACGATAGATGGTTGAGCATCTGATTTGTATGCTGTTTCTGGAACATACTTAAACTCTTGTTTAATTCCGCGCCGATTATTTACTAGAAGTTGTTGACGGTTTAATTGTGGAATCTTCTTACTCATAATTAAGGCTTCTTATTGTTTTCCATAATTAAATACTCCCTCTGGGTCAAAGACGTGTAGGGATTGAAGGACTAGAGGTGTACCCATTTTACGAGCATGATGACCACAGAAGAATAACTCTCCATTTACTAGAGTGGCACGAACCATCGCGGCTGCTTGACACTTGTCACAACGGTCACCTAAAGTAATTGGTGCACATTCAACGGTTGCGGTTGTCATTGTTTAGCCCCTAATCTAGTTGGAGGTATCTTTCCAGTATACCTTTGAATTGACTTTATCTAAGGTCATCTCTAAATCCGATATACGTTGCACTAGTGCAGTAACCCCAGCAACGATTACCGCCTTAAGCACAGGGATTCCCACAACGGCACCTGCTCCGATTACTTTTAGTCCATCTGCTGCAAAGACAGCGACTATCCGTAAGAGTGTGTTCTTAAATCTTTCCATGTACCTATTATTAGTCAGATTGGATTCCCATACGTTCTAAATAGATGTCTTTTTCTGTCATTATAAAGTTTTCTATTATTTTATATTGAATTTGTGCTTGTTCTTCAGTTTCTTTAACTTGTTCTTTTGTCATTTCTTTATTTAAATCCTTAAATGTGTGGACAGCAAGGTCCAGTTCGGTTTTAGCCATAGCCGCTTTAAGTTGGGCTTTTTGCCACATAAACTCGGCGTGCTCTATTCTTCTTTGTTTTCTTTTATCTTGTGTTTTAGACACGTACTACCTCTGGAATTGAGGTATTAAATTGGTCTAGGGGTATTCTCCAAGAGCCCTCTTTTGCATAAAACCACTCTTTACGTTTTACATCTTCCATTTTAAGCCATCCATAAATTTCAACTTCAGAGTAATAATCGCGGTCCAATACTCGCACGCCCACAAGAATGAACCCCTCACGTATATCCTTTGGAAATACGGGAATCTCATCCCATGTACGAACAGACTTGACCTCAATGTTACCGCCAACATCTGCGAAATTCTTGCGAAACCCATGTTCTTCATTCGGGTAGAACGGAAAGGTTAATGGCTGCTTATATGCCTTAGCAACAGCGTATTCAGCAACTATAGTGCGGACATTAGCCGAAATTTCTGGTTCTAATTTAGATTTATTATCCCCAGCATAATTTGGACGGTCAACACTGCCCCACTTCATCATCCAACGATTGAGGGCTATATCTGCACATGCTCGAACTTCTTCTTTGGATAAGGTAATAATCATGGTTGCAACCTACCATACTGTAAAAAGTTTATGTAACATAACTACTATGTGAGTTACATCACAATAGTTACTTAGACTGCTCCCTTACTAGAAACGGACCAGCGGTAAATGCTGTTAATTTTGCAGCAATCTCCATCGCCTCTAATGGTGTAGCCCCCGCGTGTAAGGCGCCCAAAGCAAATGGAGAACCTGAACCCACTCCGTAGATACCGTCTTCACTTCTCAGTACTGCTAAGTCTTCGTCTACATCAAATATCTCTCCACCTATAGCCATTAAGAATTGAAATCGTAATCCATCTTTAGATTTATCGTGCTCCTCATTAAAGTTATAACCGCTATCTTCTAGACACTGACGGAAGGATGGCATCGCCTTTGCTATCATAAAGTGGTATAGGTTTTGTTTATCTTTTGTCGTTGGTGATGGTGGCTTCCATAGATGCTGGGCTATATCGCAAGGTGCGACTTCACCAGAGCCAGCAATAAGGAATGGACCAACATCACTTATCTTTGCCATAACAGGATGACTATAGATTCTTCCACTGTCATCTGTAATACGGTTGTCAGCAAGAATCGTGCACTTATCGGCATACTCCACACCGATGATTGTTGTCATTTTTGGTCCCCTTACTAGCCGTCCTTAAAGGGTACCATTATCTAACCAGTAATACTGCTAGGTGGAGATGCCCGTTTAGAGTAGTTTGACCAGTTCTACCCAAGTTTTAGGGCCAATTATGCCATTAGCGTCGAGTTTTCCGTGGTTAGCCTGAAAGTCCATGACCGACTTCTTAGACATAGGCCCGTATACTCCGTCAATGGCTAGCCCGAGAGCACGCTGTACTACCTTGACCCCATCGCCTTTATCTCCTGGCTTTATCTGTCCTGGGAAGGTGGGTGCGATTGCTGGTATGACCTTGGCGGTTATGTCGTTGTCCTTATAGTTGGGACGCCCAAATCCAACGATACTAACGAATACCTTGCTCTTGTTAGACTTGTAGCCACGAACCTTCTCGCATACTTCGCCACCGTTGCGTTGGTCACCCTTCTTACTTGAAGATGTGTTGCCTTCAATCGTATCGACCGTTCCATCCTTGTTATCTTTAACAACGAGTGCAACATGTGAAATTCTATCCACGTTGTCTCCAGGAAAGTCGATGTAGGCGAAGTCGCCTGGTTGTGGTGATGCAACTGCAGAATCAGACCATGTGCCCATCTTCTTAAAGGCATCTGAACCCGATACAGTAGAGACTGTATTAGGAGCCTTTACTCCCGCTACATTGGCGCAATCGTTTAGGAAACTGCCGCACCAAGGAAGAAAGTTGGCCTTCATTGCCTTCCCGTATTTTGTTTCGTTATCTTTGGGCCCTTCAACTGTTCCGACTTCTTTTTTCGCAACTTCAATCATCCGTGCTGACGTTCCTTGTTTTGCCATGTTATTGTCCTTTTCGATTAGGAGAACCAGTATAAGTATGTGATAGAGTTATTTCATGACTAAAAGAATGACTTTTACGGCTATAAATCCCTATTCTTATGACGTAGCGATGAGACCCTTTCCAGCAACTCAAGTAATCCCAAAGTGGTGGAAAAAGATGGCCCCATACCTAGCCAATCAGTCTGGTGCAAAAGAAGGAAAGTTCTTTTTGGAAGGTGGACAGCCCAATAAATCGTTTAAAAAGTGT